AGTCTATCCATATGCACGAGATTATGGATAAGACAGCGCAAGCGGTAAAGAAGCAAACCGCAATGGACACAGCAAAGCAGATTAAGACAGGGCAAGGCGATGTAAAAGAATCTGCTACAGGAAAGACAGCCCTGTCACCCGTAGGAAGTGACCTCGGGAAAATGAGTAATAAGGAGATTGAAGACATTATAAGACGTGTATCAGGGGGAGAAAGAGTAGTCCTCTGACACGCAGAAAGAGGAGAAGATGAGAAAAACATTGAATGATGAAGTAGTAAAGAATCTGTTTTTAGAGGTTTTGCAGTTCCCGGATCCTACGCCGTTAAACCTTACCACCAGCACGGCGTCCGATAACGATTTAAGCCCTTCCAATAACAAGGTTTTCTATGATAAGAACCTTATTCGTTTGGTTGGACCGTCTCTTATTCATGACCAGTTCGGAAAGAAGGTAAACATTCCGAAGAACCACGGAAAGACTATGGAGTTCAGAGGGTTTGAGCCGCTTGCAAAGGCACTGAATCCTTTAACCGAGGGACAGACACCGAACGGAAAGAAGCTTGATATGTTCACTGTAACGACTGCACTTAAGCAGTACGGTGACTATGTAGCACTTTCCGACCTTCTCGAAATGACCGCAATTGACAATCATGTTCTGGAAGCACAGGAGAAATTAGGCGACCAAGCAGGAAGAACACTTGATACCGTGACGCGCGAAGTTATCAATGCCGGAACTAACGTTCAGTACGCAGAAGGACAGGTATCTTCCCGTGTTGCATTGACTTCCGCAATGACCTTGACACCGAAGGCTATCGCAATGGCAGTTAGAACCTTGAAGAAGAGAAACGCTCCTAGAATTAACGGTAAGTATATCGGTATCATTTCGCAGGATGTAGCCTTTGACCTTCAGCAGAATCCCGATTACAAGGATTTGTTCCGTTATACGGATAATTCCACTTTCAAGAACGGCTACCTTTTCGAATTGTCGGGCGTTGAGTTCTACGAGACATCCGAAGCGAAGAAGTGGATTAATGCAGGAGCAGGATCCATTGATGTGTACTCTTCCTTGATTCTTGGAAAAGACGCATTCGCAGTAACGGCGTTAGAGGGCGAGGGCTTGGAGACTATCGTAAAGCAACTAGGTTCTTCCGGTGCGTCTGACCCATTGAATCAGAGAGCAACTGTAGGTTGGAAGGCTCTTAAGGCAGTTGCAATCCTTACAAACCAGTATATGGTTCGTATCGAGACAGGCTCTTTCTATAACGAGCATGAAGCAAACTAAGGGGGTAATATATGGCAAAGACAGAAGCAGTAGAGACTGAAGCGGCAAAGACGGAGACGGTATTTCTTCCGTACGATGACACACATAAGCGACCGCTGTTCGTTTGTGTGAACGGGCGTTCTATGAGAGTGGAGCGCGGTAAGCAGGTTGAGATTCCCGCCGAATTTGCCGAAGTGGTAAACAATGCGATTAAGCAGGAAACCGAAGCAGTAAAGTATTCCGACATGATGGAGTATAAGGCGGAGTAAGGGCTTTTGGGCGGTGGGGAAACTCATCGCCTTTTTTTATGAAAGGGGTAATCTATGATTAAAGTAAGAAGTAAAACCTTGTTTGTACCTGCCGAAGAGCAGAGCATAGGTGCAAGCGGTGAAGCGGATTCCACGGTAAGGGAGTTTCACATTGACAGAGTATCGGGAGACGGGGTAGACCTTGCCAATCTCTTGTTTAAGCTGAATATCCGCTATGCGGGGGTTCGGGATATTGACCGAAGCGACCTCGAGAAGGTAGTAACCGACAACGAAATCATTCTTAGATGGCTTATTTCTTCCGTTACGATGAGCCATGCAGGAACGGCATTCATCCAGCTTGACGCGTTCGATAATACTGGTTCTTGCCGTTGGAAGTCTTATCCGTGTGCAGTGTATATTGAAAAGTCGTTAGGGAATGCAGAGATTCCCTCAAATACTCTTTCTGAGTTGGAACAGCTAGAAAAGAAGTTTGCCAAGGTTGGAGAGGGAGAGTCATCGAGAGTAGAAGCGGAGAAGAAAAGAGTTATCGCAGAGGAGAAGAGAGAAGAAGCCGAAGCGAGACGAAATACATCGCTTTCCAATATCGTAGCCGAAGAAGAAAAAATTGTTGCGCTTTCCAATGAGACAAAAGGATATAGAGATAGCGTAGCAAGTGACAAAGCGAGCGTAGAAGCAGTAAAAGCGAATGTGCAGGAATTAAAGGCGGATACGGAGAATATAAAAACGTCCACCTTATCCGCAGTAGAAACAGCGAAAACAGAAATAAATCGGGATGTGGCTACAGCAAAGAACGAAATAAAAGACAGGGTTTCATTAGCGGTAGCAGGGCTACGTGATATCCTTTTCGTAGCAAGGACCGATTTAGGCGGTATGGTTAGTGACGTAACGCAGATAAAGGACGAAATAAGCACTTTAACATCCGAAGTAAATACAGTGAAAGAAGAAGCAATTAATGCCAAAAATGAAGCAGTAACGGCAAAGAACGGAGCAAGCACCGTAAAAGAAGAAATCACAGCTATAAAAGTAGAGATAAGCGCAAGTGCTGAAAAGGCAAAGCAGAATGCAGATAAGGCAGAATCATCCGCAAACACGGCAAAGACTGCAGAGACAAATGCAGAAGCGTTCAAGACCGAAGCGGGAAAGTCGGCAGAGAAGGCGAAGGAATCTGAGACAAAGACTCTTGAAGCGTTAAAGAAAGCGCAGGAAGGCGGGAAAGTAGCAGGCGTTACATCTGATGAAATGTATAACTACGTGGATACAGCGGTCGGAAAGATAAAGAGCGGAATCACGGAAGCGGAAGCTATTGCCTTAGTTGGCTCTGAATTAAAGAAAAAGGAAATGCCGCAGACGAACTACAAGGAGCTTGCAAAGGAGACTGTTAGTAGTGGATCCGGCATACTTAAAAGCTTCGGTAAAACGACCCTAGTAGACGGAGAAACGCTTTCCAAAGCTCTTAACGGAGTGGCAGAGGGAGCAAAAGAAAGATACGTTGATATAGAAGCACTGAGAAATACTATTGGTTCATTAATAGCACCCCATGTAGTCCAGATGATAGACTACGAAAAAATGGTTGATCTTGGCAGCATCCTTGTGGATAAACTTGTAGAAAAGTTCGACTCCGATGAAATGGAGGATGTATTTCCATATGGAAAGCTGGCTACTACAAACGTCTTAAATGCCCTGTATTTCGCTTTGAAAAAAGCCGCGGTATCTCCGCTAAAGGAATACAAAACGCATATGGATAAATATCTTGAAAAGTACAGAAGAAAGCAGGGAACCCCGTATAGAGATATTGCTGACTTGTATGATATGCAAGGCGCAAGTACTGTAGATGTAGTCAAGGAAATTAACAAGAGGATACGAGAAGACAATTACGGGGATATAAGGCTTGGCGACTATATCAATGTCAAGCTAAAATGGGTGGATAAGCCAATGAAATTTGTAGCTGTCGGGATTGATTTTTACAAAGGCATAAAAGCGTATCCTGATAGTGAAAATCCTCAAAAAATGGTAGTTGAAAAAGTACCTTTAAAGCATATTGATTTTGTTTGTATTGATACTGACTTAACTCTGGGTTTACAGTCTGAAGAGGCAAAACCTTCCTCAGCTTTTACAAACAGGGAAACACGCTGTTTTGTTTCTGCACTGGTTTGCAAAAGTCTTATAAAGGGTTTAAGGGAAGATAACCTAGATTTCTTTAATGAGCTGGCTTATAAGCCTTGCGTTGATTGGCCAAAATCATTTAGTCTAGGTGATAAGCCTTATACTTTTATGACACATCTTCCATTGTGGGTGCCGACACCTGAAGAAGTGACAGGAAAGTATATGACATTTAAAAATGATGGCAATATTAGTATAGATTCTAGCAAAATGGCTTTACAGTATCCGTACTTTGCTGAACATCCGGAAGCGTTTGATGATGGCTATCATAAAGGAGCTAAGCCTAAGATATTCTCTTTGTCATATGATGAAAAAGTAGCCGTGCATATTATCAATGGATATTTTATAGGAATGCCAGCGACTAAGGTATTTGAGAACGTTAAAGGGAGCGACCAAATTTATATTCCTTTAGGCTTTAGACTAGACGGAAAACAATCTAATGGAAGCATTATCCCTCCCGCCTAGTTTAAAAAAACAGCAGAATACCTTGTTTATATCTCCTTGGACTCTAGATTAGGAGAAAAACAACGACTTAAAGGAAGGGTTCGCCCTTCCTTTTTGCTTGGGAAAAAGTGCAGAGCATAAAGGAAAATACAAGAAAAAGGAAGGAGCGGAGACAATGAAAATAACAGTAGGGGAGATTCTTTCTCTCGTTGATGACGCAAGACCG